ATTTACATGATTTATGGGCTCAAATGGGTGCTGATGTTTCTACTTATACAAAAGAAGAATTAGTATTTTCGGCTTTAAATCATGATCTAGGTAAAATGGGTGATGAAGAACATGAATCTTACATCCCTCAGACTGATAACTGGAGAAAAGAAAAATTGGGTGAGGATTATATGTTTAATACCAAACTACCATTTGCTTCAGTTCCCGATAGAGGATTATTTTTACTTCAGTCTCATGGTATTTTTTATACATTTAATGAAATGATTTCCATTCAGACTCATGATGGTTTATATGATGAGGCAAATAAAAAATATCTAATGACTTATCTTCCAGAACAAAAACCACGTACAGCATTACCTTTTATTGTACATCAGGCTGATTTAATGGCTGCTCGTATTGAATTTGAAAGAGAATGGTTACCAAAATTACAGGGTAACTTGGATTCCCAAAAGAAACCATTTACATTGGATACTAATAAAAAATCATCTCCCGCTGTTTCTAATACAAAAGGAAAAGCCTTAAATAGTATGAAAAGTGAGGGATTAAAGAATTTATTAGATAATTTATGATAACAGTAATTGTACTCCTTTCAATAACGGTCGTAGTCCTTGGGTTTACGACCTTTAACCTCTTACGAAAAAATGAAAAACAAGAAGATATTTTAGCATCTTATCTAACTTATCTTAATAAGATATCCGATATTATTGATATATCAGATAAAAAAATTAATGAAATTGATATTAAAGGTTCATTTAAAAGTGATGATGAGGTAGGTTTCTTTTTTACTAACATTAAGATGATTCAAGATGTTTTAAATCAATTTAGAATTAAAAATTTATGAGTGATATAGTAGAAACTAAACCTAAAAAGAAAAAAGGGGTACAATATTTTACTCAAGAAACTGAAAATGCTATTATAGAATATAATAATGCTACTACGTTTGATGAAAAGAATAAAATATATCATGAACGTATTCATTATGCTTTTTTTAAATTAACTGAAAATATTATTCATACCTTTAAATTTTATTATACTGAGGTTGATAATATTGAGGATTTACAATTTGAAGTTATTTCATTTCTATTATCTAAAATACATTTATTCAATCCAGCAAAAGGAGCAAAAGCATATTCTTATTTTGGAACAATTGCTAAACGTTATTTAATTTTATCTAATCAAAAGAATTATAAAAAAAGAGTAGAAACAGCACCAGTTTCAATATTAGAGGAAGATGAGAACCATTCATATGAAATTGGTGATGATCAACCTATTGAAAAACTATCAGCTTATATTGATGAATATGCTGAGTATTGTACTGAACATATATTTGAATTATTTCCAAAAGGTGAAGATGCTCAAATAGCAGATGCCATTTTAGAATTATTTCGTAAAAGAGAACATTTAGATGTTTTTAATAAAAAAGCACTTTACATTTATATTCGTGAGATAATAGATGTTAAGACTCCTAAGATTACTAAAATTGCAAATCAACTCTACGATATTTTTAAAGAAGGATATGTATTTTATTTAGAGCACGGATATACAAAGTTTTGATTTTCATATTTATAATCAAATACTAGTATGAGTCTAGATCAAGTCATATTTAAAAAGAAAAAATTTTCTGATATTTTAGAAGAAATTTATGAAAATCAAAAGAAAAAAGAGGCTCAAATTTCTGCCTTAATTGGAGAATTAAAACCACTTATTAATGATATAGGTGATGCTACTCTTGTAGTTCCATTAATTAAAGAATATATGGAAATAGGAGTAAAAAACGATGAACAATTAATTAAAATGGCAACTATTGTTCAACGTGCTTTACAAGTACAATCACAAACCGGAGCTAATGAATTGGCATTTTCTGAGGAAGAAAAGGCTCAATTATTTGATTTAGCTAAAAACGTAGGAGAAAAGAAATAATGCCTATTACTAAATTTGGTTTAAGTTCTTTAAATAATGCTTTTAATTCTTCTGTAGGGGATAATTTTAGTTCCCTTTTAGCCCAACAAGTAGGAAATATTTTTCAACCTGTTAGAGTAAAAAGTATTATCTTAAATGAATCACATCCCAGATTTAAAGAATTAGGAGAATGGAATGGATTAGGAATTATTGAATATGAAAATATAAATAATCCCATCTCTAGTAATTCTCCATTACCAACAGCTCGTCCTTTATTATCTAATAATAAAAATTTTCCATTAGTTAATGAAATAGTATTTTTATTTAGTTTGCCAAATACTGATATAGGTCAATTTACTACAGCAAACGATAATTATTATTTAACGACTGTTGCTCTTTGGAATCATCCACATCATAATGCTTATCCAACACAACCAAATGACTTACCTCCAACTCAACAAAAAGATTATGTTCAAACTCAAGCAGGTAGTGTTAGAAGAGTAACTGATCAGTCTACAGAAATATTTTTAGGTAAAACATTTGTTGAACGTTCAAATATACATCCTATTTTACCTTTTGAAGGTGATATAATTTATGAAGGTAGATGGGGTAATAGTATAAGAATTGGTTCTACAGTACTTAATACACCAAATAATTGGTCAACAACAGGATCATCAGGCGATCCTATAATGATTATAAGAAATGGTCAGGGAAAACAAACAAATGAAGGATGGGTACCTACTGTTGAGGATATTAATAATGATGATTCTTCTATTTATTTAACATCAACACAAATTATTCCCCTTAATCCCGCTAGTTCAGATTATACTTCTTATAAATCAAATCCTCCTCAATCTCCAAAAGAATATTTTGGAAAACAAATAGTATTATCCTCAGGAAGATTAGTATTTAATACAACACAAGATCATTTATTATTATCGTCTAATAAAAGTATTAATTTAAATTCTTTAGGAGGATTAAATATTGATACTAATATTGTTATTATACAATCTCAAAATATTTATCTTGGCTCAAAATCAGCTACAGAACCTTTATTATTAGGTAATAAAACTGTTGATTTATTGAATCAATTAATAGATAATATTTCATCCTTTGCTCAAATATGTAGTACATTAGTATCTACCCCTCCAGGTACTCCTTTAGGACCTTTAAATATTGTTTCTACTCAATTAGTTAGTTCTTTAAAAGCATTACAATCTAACTTAAATAATATTAAATCTAAGTATAATTATACAGTATAATGACTACTCCTTTTGAATTAGAACAAATCAGACAAGAAGAAGCAGCTAAAGCAGAAAAACAATCTGCTCAAGCAAGTCAAAAAACTGTAAATGCTGATATAATTAAAGATGCTACTCCTGAGGACCAAAAACCAAAAGGATCAGCTAAGTTACCTTTATTAGTATTTGGATTAGGAACACAAATCCCACAAATAATCCAACCTTCATTACAAGGACTAATTCAAAAATATATACCAGACCCAAATGTTTGTATATCTACGGAACAAATGAATGAATTAATTATTCAAAGAAATAATATAGTTCAATCGTTAAATAATATAGGAATAAAAGTAGATAGATTAGGTTCATCAATTACCGGAGTTTCCAATTTTTTAAATATTACTTTAGGAATAATAACAACTGTTGAAATAGTAACTCTTGCTGCTTCTTTAGCTGCTAAAGCTGTTCCTGTAATTCCTGGAGCGGTTCCTGCTGCTTTAAATGATGCTCAAACTTTTATTCGTAAAGTTACTTTTGATCAATTAGGAAATTCTAAATTATCTAAACTACAAAGTATAATAAATAGTTCAGCATTAGTTATATCAATTATAGGAACTTATATTTTAACAGTAAAAGAATTACTAAATCAAATAGATAATTATATTAAAAAATGTAAACCTGAATTAGGAAATGAGTTAGTTACTATATCTCCACAAATAGATAGTATAGCAGAATCTCAACTAAAAGCTCAACAAACCCAAAATCAAGTTACATATAATGGATTTATAATTGAAATAGAAGAAGTTCCTTATACACCTACGGTTACCCGTAGACGAGCATTAGGTAGAAATGCTCAAGGAATTACTTTAATTCAGACTGAATTATCTTTTACTACTGATAATCAAACTCTAATCAATGAATTAAAACTAATAATTGATAGAGATAATCTAAAAGCTTACTAATTTTAATATTTATAAAAAATGAAACCATCCGAATTTAAAACTTTAATTAAGGAAGCCGTAAAAGAAGCTTTTCAAGAAGAATTAAAAGAAATTCTATTGGAAGCTGTTAAAGCTCCTAAAGGTACACCTGTTGGGATTGGGGGTTATGGTACTGTAACTGAATCAAAAGGTACTTATGCTCAACCCCATATAGAACAACCAAAACAGTTAACTGCTGCTGAACGCAGAAATATGTTTGCTGGAATGATAGAAGAAATGCAACATGGAGGAGTAGCAAATACTGCTTACCAAGGTACTATTAATCCAATGCAACCAGTAGATACCATCAACGGTGCTTTACCTGAAGGGCAAGTTGGATTAGACATGATAATGAACTTAATGAAAAAATAATGGCTTTTGGAGCAAAAAGAATATTTCCTATAGATACCAAACCAGGGACTGGAATTGGAGTGAATATTCCTTTTAATACTCCAGGCGTATTTAAATCTACTTATTTAACTAAAGATGCCATTAGAAACAATCTAATAAATTATTTTTTAACTAATAGAAATGAACATTATTTAAATCCAGATTTTGGAGGAAATTTACGTAATTTTATTTTTGAACAGATATCTAATAATAGTTTAGAAAGTTTAAAAGAAGATATCCAAACCCAATTAGGTTTATATTTTCCTAATGTTAATATTTTATCTTTAGATATTTTATCGAATCCAGATTCTAATGAAATTATAGTAGAATTTAAATATAATATTTTAAATACAGGCATAACAGACGAACTTTCAATATCATTTACATAATGGCAATCAAAAGAAATATACAATATATAAATAAAGATTTTAGTGAATTAAGAGCTAGTTTAATAAACTATGCTCGTACTTATTTTCCTAATACTTATAATGATTTTTCTCCTACATCACCAGGAATGATGTTTATGGAGATGGCAGCCTATGTAGGTGATGTTTTGTCTTTTTATACAGATAATCAAATTCAAGAAACATTTTTACAATATGCTCGTCAACCAAATAATTTATATGAATTAGCATATATGTTTGGTTATAAACCAAATATAACACAAGTTGCTGTTACTAATATTGATTTTTATCAACAAGTTCCCTCCAAATTATCAGGTTCAACATATGTTCCTGATTTTGATTATACTCTTTTAATAGCAGAAAATTCAAATATTATATCTACAAGTAACTCTAATATTAGTTTTTTAATTGAAGAAAATGTAGATTTTTCATATTCTAGTTCTTTAGATCCTACAGAAGTGTCAATTTTTAGTATTGATGGGAGTGGAAATCCTACTTATTTTCTGTTAAAAAAATCTAAAAAAGCAATTTCTGCTAATATTAATACAACAACCTTTTCATTTGGCTTACCTGAACCTTATACTACTGTTAATATTAATAGTGATAATATAATAGGTGTATTAGATGTTGTAGATTCAAATGGAAATGAATGGTATGAAGTAGATTATTTAGGTCAAGAAATGGTATTTAATTCTATAAAAAATACTAATCCAAATGACCCTAATTATTCAATAGATACCTCAAATACCCCTTATCTTCTTAAATTAGATAAAATCCAACGTAGATTTACTACTCGTTTTATAAATACAGGATCATTACAAATACAATTTGGTTCCGGAGATCCTTTAGATACTGATGAAGAAATTGTCCCAAATCCAAATAATGTAGGATTAGGTTTACCTTTTGAACAAACAAAATTAAACACTGCTTTTACTCCTAATAACTTTTTATTAACTAAAACTTATGGAATTGCTCCTTCAAACACTACTTTAACAGTAAGATATTTAACTGGAGGTGGAGTTCAATCAAATGTTCCAGCAAATGATTTAACTACTTTAACAGGTACTATAAGTTTTATAAATAATAATTTAAATTCAACTACAGCAAATACAATATTTAATTCTTTAGCTGTTACTAATCCCGAAGCAGCTGATGGCGGAGGAGATGGAGATACAATAGAAGAAATCAGACAAAACTCATCAGCTAACTTTGCTTCTCAATTACGTAACGTAACTCAAGATGATTATTTAGTTAGAACACTTTCTTTACCTTCAAAATATGGAGTAGTATCCAAAGCATATATTGAACCAACAAAAATATCTTCAATATCAGCTGGTGAATCCCAATCAGTATTAGATTTATATGTTTTATCTTATAATTCATTGAATCAACTAACAACCACTTCCCCAGCTTTAAAACAAAATATTAATACCTATCTTTCTCAATATAAAATGGTAGGTGATTCTGTTAATATTAAAGATGGGTTTATTATTAATATTGGTGTTAACTTTGATATAGTAGTTCTTCCTGAATATAATAGTAATGAAGTATTAACAAAATGTATTCTTGCTTTACAAGATTATTTTGCTGTTGATAAATGGCAAATTAATCAACCTATTATATTACGTGATATTTATTTATTATTAGATAAGGTTGAAGGAACTCAAACTATTAAAAATGTAGAAATAACTAATTTAGTAGGAGAAAATTTAGGATATTCACCGTATGCTTATGATATAAAAGGAGCAACTGTAGGAAATGTTGTTTATCCTTCTTTAGATCCTATGATTTTTGAAGTAAAATATCCTAACACCGACATTCAAGGTAGAATAGTATCTTTATAAAAAAACAATGGCAGTATATAAAATATTCCCGTCCCAAGACGCTACAATATATTCAGGATATCCTTATATGAATACAGGATTAGATGAAATATTAGAAGCATCAACAAATTTTAAAACAGGTGTATTACAAACTGAGGGACAATATCCTCAATCATCCCGTTTTTTAATAAAATTTGATCAATCTGAAATAAATAGTATATTTACTAATCTTATAAGTTCAAGTAATTGGCAATCTAATTTAAAATGTTTTGTAGCTAATATTGAAGGATTATCAAGTACAACTACTTTAGCTGTTAACGCTTTAGCACAAGATTGGTCTATGGGAACAGGAAGATATTTAGATTCTCCTGAAAATCAAAATGGTGTATCTTGGGTATGGACAAATTACTCAGGCAGTACTTCTTGGACTACAGGAAGTTTTACATCAGGTACTACAGGATCATATGACACAACAACTAATCCCTCTTTATCAGGTGGAGGAGTTTGGTATACTGGTTCTCAATCATCTCAATCATTTAGTTATTATTCAGATTTAGATTTAAATACAGATGTAACTTCTATTGTATCTAAATGGTACAGTGGATCTTTTAATAATTATGGATTTATTATTAGACAAACACAATCTCAAGAATTTGTAGATAATGTAAACCAACAAGTAACTATTAAATATTTCTCAAGAGATACTCACACTATTTATCCTCCACAATTAGAGTTTAAATGGAATGATTTTACATATTCAACTGGTAGTTTAGAGGTATTAAATACAACTCCTGCTACTATTACTGTAGATAATAATTATGGAACTTTTTATTCAAGTAGTGTAAATATCTTTAGAGTAAATTCAAGACCTGAATATCCATTAAGAGTTTGGTCAACTAGTTCTTGGTATACTACAAACTATGCTTTACCAACTGCCTCATATTATGCAATAAAAGATTTAGATACGAATGAGTATGTGATTGATTTTGATCCCGTTTATACTAAACTAAGTTGCGATATTAGTGGAAGTTATTTTACTATGTATATGAATGGATTAGAACCTGAAAGATATTATAAGATATTAGTTCAAACCACTATTAATAATAACACAGTAGTGTTTGATGATGATTATGTTTTTAAAGTAGTTAATGGCTAAAATAAATTTAAATAAAGAAGTTTACAATAAAAATCAATACCAAAAGGTAATTGATACTTCTTTTACACAATTAGTTCAACCAACTCCAATTCCCACTAGTAGTATACCCTCAATTTCAATAGCAGAATTTTTTACAAATTATCAAGATATTTTCTTTCAAATACCTAAATTTGGAGAATTAAATTCTCATGAATACCTTATAAAAACAAGTCAAGAATATATCGGTTCTACAAATATTCAGGATGATACTATTCAAGCTTTAATTGATGAAATTAACCAATTAAGACAAGATAATTTTGATTTACAACAACAAATAACCTCAGGAAGCTTATAATAAATGGAAGAAATAATTAATATCCAACCATTAAATCCAAATACATTTGAATTCCAAGAATATTCTTCTGAGGATACTTCTTTAATATCATCAAATGTTTTTGAAACTACTTTTGATTCACAAACAGATTATATTGAATATTTTATCTATGATTTAAATAATAATATTCTATATTCAAATGAAATTGGATACCCAAATTACTCTATCATAGATAATCAATTATCTCTAGAACCAGTAGATAATTTAAAATCTCAAGGGTATACTGAAGGCGAATATAATACTCTTTATAATTTCTTTACTAATAAATTAGGTTCTTCTGCTTTAAATAGATATTATATTGATGAAATTTCTGCTGATAGAACAGAAATAAGATTAAATACTATCTCAATTCCAAATGAGGAAGTAGTTTTTACTACTAATGATTTTATTTCTCAAATACAAAATTCAACAGGAAGTTATTTAGATTTTTATTTAAATTTTGGTTCAAATCAATTAGTAATTGCTAATAATGTTTTATTAGATAATTCTAATACTAATGATCCTACTGTTTTAATTAAATTATATGAACCCTTACCATCAGAATTTTTATTAAAATCAGAATGTTGGGTTGTTGAAAAAGTAGCAGATTCTGTAGCTTATAATGTAAATATTTTTACTATTTTTGATATAGAAGATGAGAATATAAAATTAAAAGGTCCTAATTTTAATATTAGTATTCAAGATCAAATTAATAATACAACTCCATATAAATCTTATACTAATCTATCCAATACAACTTCCCCACAAAATTCAGGAAGTTTCTTATATCAAATAAATAGTTTATTAGCTGAAAAAGGAATTGAAATAAATGTAGATTATACTGATTATTCTAATTTTGTTTATATGTCATCAGCACAGACAAGATTAGAAAATTTTTATTACAAACTTTCATTAATAGAACAATACCAATCTAGTGCCTCATTATCCTCAGGAACAACTACTAATTATTATGTTTCCTCAAGTAATGTCATATACCAGGCTAAAATAAATGAAATTATAACCAATTTCGATGGTTATGAATATTATTTATATTATGAATCTGGTTCTAAAGCATGGCCTAAAACAAATTCCAACCCCCCATATATTAATGCTAGTACTACTTCTGTTGCCGGATTAGCATTTTTAACCAATCAATCAGTAATTGCATCCGCTTATGATGTAGAAAATAATAATTCTTTAACAGATGCTATACCTTCTTATTTAAAAGAAGACCCTAGTAATTCTCAATATATTTTATTTGTTGAGATGTTAGCACAAATGTTTGATAATATTTATCTTTACATAGAAAATGTTACTGAAAAATATAATGCTGACAATCGTTTAAATTATGGTATTTCTAAAGATCTAGTAGCAGATGTTTTAAGAGATTTAGGTGTTAAAATTTATCAAAATAATTTTTCATCTAATGATTTATATTCATCCTTATTAGGATTTACTAATTCGGGAAGTTTATTTAATATTCCAAATGCAAGTACATTATTACCTACACCAACAGGATTAGAATACGTTAGTACATTTGTTACTGCGTCTTCAACATCATCCCTGTCTCCTGTAGATGACATTAATAAAGAAATATATAAACGCATATACCACAATTTACCTTATTTATTAAAGAAAAAAGGTACAGTAGAGGGTTTAAAAACATTAATAACTATTTACGGTATTCCTGATACTATTTTACGTGTTAATGAGTTTGGAGGTAAAGATAAAAATTTTAATACTTGGGATTATTGGCAAGATGTTTTTGATTATGCTTATAAGTCAACAGGTTCATATTATATTTCTTCTTCATTTGCTTTAAATTCAACTTGGGGAGCTCCAAATAATGTACCTGGGGCTATTGAATTTAGTTTTAAAGCAGAATCTGTTCCTCCTACAAATTATTCCCAAAGTTTATGGTTTACTGAAGAAGGATTAGGAGTATTTTTAGAATATACAGGTTCAGGATTATCAACTAGTTCTTATTCAGGATCAATTATTGATCCTAATTATCAATATGGTACTTTAAAATTTACTTCAGGAACCGATTCAGCTAGTGTTTATTTACCTTTCTTTAATGATGGATGGTGGTCTGTATTAGTAAATAGTTCAAGTGCAGGATATATATTATATGCTAAAAATAGTATATATTCTGGTAACGATGGTAATATTTTAGGATTTCAAGCATCTTCTTCTCTAAATGTTTCTACTTCATGGAGTGCAAGTACACAAATATTTTTTGCTAGTTCATCATCAACTCATAAAGGACTTTCAGGTTCATTACAAGAAATAAGATACTATACTCAACCAATTACTGAGGATAGTTTTAATGCTTATGTAATGAATCCTTCCTCTATTGAACAAAGTCAATATTTGGCTTTTAGAGCAGCTTTAGGAGGTGAATTATATACATCATCAGTTTCTATTCATCCTAAAGTAACAGGTTCATGGGTTACTACTTCATCATTTACAGGAACAAGTAATTTTTATATCAGTTCAACACCAACATATTCTGTAAATAATAAAACATTATTTTATGATCAACCATCAGTTGGTATTCAAAATGCTGTTTCTAATAAAATAAAAACAGTAAATACTTCCTTACCTTTTACTGGAAGTACAGATAATAATGTTCCTAATAACAAAACACTTTCTCCTTTTATATCAGTTCAACAAAATTATCCTATAAGTTCTTCTTATACTAGAGATGTTGATTATGTTGAAATAGCATTTTCACCACAAAATGAAATAAATGAGGATATTATGGATACTTTTGGGTATTTTAATATAGGAGAATATATAGGAGATCCAAGACAAATTTCTTCATCAGCAGAAACATATCCCGACTTGGATACTTTAAGAAATGAATATTTTAAAAAATATACATCAAACTATAACATTTGGGATTATATAAGACTTATCAAATATTTTGATAATTCATTATTTAAAATGCTTCAAGACTGGACTCCAGCAAGAACATCTTTAGCATCCGGAATAGTAGTAAAACAACATTTACTAGAAAGAAATAAATATCCTGTTCCACAAATGGAATTTACCCAATCAGAGTATACTTCCTCTATTTCAATGTATGAAATTAGTGGTTCTGATGGAGGTGCTATGAATATTACCTCTATTGTAACCCAAAGTTGGACAGGAGCAAACCCATCAGTAAGTGGTTCTATTCCGTTTACTCAAGATTCCGAAGATGAATTTTACAATGGTCAATTTAGTGGTTCTATAGTTGAAGTAACTAATGGAGATTTAAGTAACTGTAACGTAGAAATAATCCAAGTATACACTACAGCTTCTCTTTTTTCAAACATTAACCCTAATTCTCCCGGAGACTATTTTAGAAATTATAATTTAAATTTTGATAAAACTTATTATTTATCTTTTACTATAACTGAAATAAATGGAATTTCTTCAGGAACATTAGAATTATATAATGAGGGTAAAAATACAAATATTTTATATGCTAGCCCTACAATATCAGCAGGAGGTACTTTGAATGTAGATAAAATAGAATTAAGTAAAATCATTTCTCCTCTTACTTTTAAAGCAATAGGGGTATCAAGTACAGGATTTAGTATAACCAATTTTACAATATATGAATCATATATAGAACCTGATTGTTTGGTTGTTGATAATAATGTTTTAGATAATAGATTAGGTACATTATATATGGACGTTGATTACTCAGATAATACATTAGTACCCGTAAATCAACAACTAATATTATCAGGAAGTGCAACTCGTTTTGCTATTCCGGATTCAAATTATACTATGGTACGTAGTATAAACCCTAGATATAATGGAAGCAGAACATCTTCTCCAGGATTTAACCAACCAATATACCAAAATATAAACACTACTTCTACACAATCTCAAATTCCAAATGCCTCTATATACTCAAATTGGTTTATTTATTTTGATTACATAGAAAGTTCTTATCCTGAGGTTCCAAATGGAGGTAATGTTCATGGAGTTTATTTAATTAATACTGAAGGACAGGCTATTCCTTTAAAAGGAGATAATGCATATGTACAAGATATTGCTTCTATTTATTTTCCTGGTTCAAATTCAACAATTTTACCTGCTGTATATTCTGCTGGAGCTAAAAATCCTCAAGTTACAATATTTGATGGAGGTGCTAAGTACCAAACAATTTGTACTTTATCTGGTTCTAATGGTGGAATAGTTAATGGTACTTTATCATCAAATGATCCTTCTGAAATAATTCCTTTCGGTCCTATTAGTGATACTTTTATTACAACAGGAAGTACTACCTCAACTATTATTGATAGTGGTAGTAGTTTTATGTTAGGATATACACAAAATTTAAGTTCAACAGAAATATTTTATCCATCAGGATCTTTTTATATATATAACACTTCAACTGAAGAATATGTTTCTTATCCTCCTAATCCTATAATTCCCTCTGATACATTATTCCCTATTAAAAAATATGATTTTTTAAGAATTGGAGATGGAAGAATAAGTGGTTCTAATATATCTAGCGTTAGTAAATCTTTAGATGATAGTTTTAATTCTATGGCTTTATTAAGAATAGTATCTTCAAGTTTCTCACCTAATGCTACTCTATATGTTTATCCCCCAATAAATAATTCAGTAATTAATGGAATATTAAATGGTACAACAGTACAAAATTATAGATTTTTTAGAAGATTAGAAAATGAAACAAATATTACATTAACATCTTTACCTACTTTTACTGATCCTGGATTTTTAATACCTGGGAATTTTAATCCTGACTATGATCCATATGATCTAGCTAAAAAAGCGGGAATTATTACATAAAAAATAAAAAACAACATATTTATAACAAAATACTTATCAACAAATGGGATATTTAAATAATTCGGTAGTAACAGTAGATGCTATCTTAACAACAAAAGGAAGAGAGTTATTAGCAAAAAATGATGGTTCTTTTAGAATCACTCAGTTTGCTCTAGCTGATGACGAAATTGATTATACACTTTATAATCCAACCCATCCTTCAGGTTCTGCTTATTATGGAGAAGCTTTACAAAATATGCCTTTACTAGAAGCATTTCCTCAAGAAACTCAAATGATGAAATATAAGCTTACTACTTTACCCCGTGGTACAGCTAAATTACCTATTTTGGATTTAGGATATAGTGCTATTATTATTAAACAAGGTGCTTCATTAGCAATTACTCCTCAAACATTAAATTATTTAGGAGGTAATACATTTGAATCAAGTGGATATACAGCTACTATTTCTGATGTTAGATTATTTTCAACATTTGAAGGTGTAGGAGTTAATACTCCTCAAGCACAAGCTCTTAATACTACTACAACTATAGGAACAAATGTATCTAAAACAGTAGTTGGTACTACAATTAATATTAGAGCAACAACTATTAACACTTTATTTGGTTCAAATACTCAATTACAAGCTACATTAACTGTAGAAGGTAGAGACAGTGGTGCTCGTTTAACTATTCCCGTAACAGTAACAAAAGTATCTTAATATATAGACTATGTCATTTAAAAGATTAGAAGCAGACGATTTTGTAGTAAGTGCTGATAGTATTTCCTCTACCTTATGGTCAAATGGAGGTGCTACCTTACAAACATTTTTTACATCATCTACTCAAGAAGCAAGCACATCAGGAGATTATTACTTAAACGTATATAATACAGGATCCTCATTATCAGGTTCAGCAGTTCAATTTGCTATTGCCTATGGAAATACCTATGGAAGTGGTAGTCAAGTATTTAATTTAGTAGTAGATGGTAAATCACCATCTTCAACCGTTTTTGGCCAATGGCAGGATTTAGTAATTGGAGATGAAAATACGAATTTTACATTTGGTCCTGTTACTCAATCTCAATTCTTTGCTATTTCTTTTGACAGAGCAAGATATAAAGAATCATTATTTCCTGGTTCATTAACTCTAAAATTATCAGGAAGTGCTGGTGTAATAACTTTAACAGATAATAGTCAATATGTTACTTCTATTACCTACACCGAAGCTGGAAGAGTATTTCAATTAATTTCAGGATCAGCGGGTACTAAAACTACTAATAACGGTACTACTTCTGATGGTTATTCAGCTAAATCTGGTTCTTATGGTTGGTTATTACCTGATATAGGAACTATAATCTTAAATCCTGTAGCATTAGCAGAACCACAAATTAGTGGAGGTATTGCTTTTAATTACAGTGGATCATCAACAGTACCTGGTACTGGTTCTGCGGTACCTGGAGTTACCCCCATGTCTTCATTATATAAAGCAATTTCAGGATCTACAGCTGCTTCATTTACTATCAATTCTCAAGAAACAATTACCTCAGATTATATTTTTATAAGACCAAGAAGTTCAGAATTTAATTACTCAGAAAACCCATCATTTATTTCAGGTTCAACTGGTGAAGTATTATATTCTAACTTTATTAATAATCCACAAGTATATATTACAACTGTAGGATTATATAATGATACTAATGAATTATTAGCTGTTGCAAAACTTTCTAGACCTTTAGTTAAAGACTTTACAAAAGAGGCTTTAGTTAGAGTTAAATTAGATTTCTAAAATGAATGAGTGCTTACAAGCAATTTCTATCTGCCGACGTTATAGTCACACCCTTTGAGGTAAATAAAAGATTTTACTTTGAAGGTGCATCCTCTTTTACAGGTTCTAATATTGGTATAGATAGATATTTAGGAGAAAATCAAGATACAGTCTTATTTAATCCTTTAAATTCTGATACAACAGGTCAAATAACCACCCAATACCAAACCTTAGTATATAATTCAGTAAAACAACTATACTATGGTAATAATTTAGGTTCAGCTAATTATGGTTCACCAGCAACTACTTCTAGTTTAGTTCCAGGTAATGATGTTTTGGGTAATGTTATTGTAGGTTCTACTTCATCTGCAGGTAGATATTTTACATATCCTCAAACAACTTTAACTTTTCAAAAAACATTTCCAACAGAATCATCAGCAAGAATAGGAGTTATCTCTATTCCTGTAGGAATGTATGGTAATTATATACAACCAAATTCATTTTACATTTCATCATCAACCGGTTTATTAACTGATGACGGAGAGGGTAATTTATTATATAACGGAACTATATGTGGAAATATATTTTATGGACAAGGATTAGCAGTTATAACTACCTTTTCAAGTAGTGGAGCGGGAACATTTGGGGTTTATGGAAGTGGAAGTTATGAATTTTCTACTTATGGATATTCAGATTCTGAAATTTTAGATAGTTTTATTGTATCTAATTATGTAACATGTTCATTTTCTTCATCCTTTACAATATATGAAACTCAATATAAATGTACTTTAAGAGAAAATGAATTTAATTTTAGTTTAAACCCCTCAATTATTTCAGGTTCTACAGATGGTACTCCTTATGGTTTTGTTACTGAATCTTATTTTTCTCCTTATGTTACAACAGTAGGATTATATGATGAAGAACAAAATTTATTAGCAGTAGGAAAATTAGCTCAACCATTACCTACTTCACCTACAACAGATACAACAATACTTATAAACATAGATAGATAATTATGAATGAATGGTTTTCTCAAACAGACAGTGACAGCGGGTTATTAACAAAAAAAGTTTATTCTTCACTTGAAGATTTTCCCGAAAACACCTTTGGTTTTATTTATGTTGTAAAACATAGACCAACAGGAAAAGCTTATATTGGAAAAAAAGTTCTTTACCACAACGTAAAGAAAAAATTAACAAAAAAGGAAATAGCAGAACAAACAGGACCAGGCAGGAAGTCAACCACAAAGGTGGTAGCAAAAGAATCGGACTGGAAAACCTATTATGGATCTGCTAAACCAATTTTAGCACTCATTAAGGATGGTAAACAAGAGGAATTTACCCGTGAGATACTGCAATTGGTTCCTAATAAAAAACTTCTTACTTACTATGAATGTAAGTATTTATTTGAATATGGAGTATTAGAAAATTCTGAAGGGTGGTTTAATGATAACATCCAAGGCCGCTTTTTCACAAAGGATTTTACTTAACTTGGTAACCTCAAAGGTTATTAGTACATTATG